TATCAGAGTAACAAATACTTTGAACAAAAACTCAAAAAATAAATTTAACGGAGAGAAGATATGGCCTTTCAAGTAAGTCCTGGCGTAAACACATCTGAAATTGACCTTACTAATGTAGTAGTATCCGCTGGTACTTCTGTTGGTGGGTTTGCTGGTAGGTTCAATTGGGGGCCAATAGAACAAATTTCTTTGGTTACAGATCAAGATAACCTAGTAGATATGTTTCAAAAACCAGACGATAACAATTTTGAAGCATTCTATACTGCAGCTAACTTCTTAGCATACACAAGTGCTTTGAACGTTGTTCGTGCTGCTAACACAACTTCATCAAATGCAGCTGCACCAAAAAATGCAGCTGCAAATACCGCAACATATGTAAACGTTCAGACAACAACTGTTGAAAGTTACTATAACACATTTGATCCAGAACAAAGTGGAGCAATTGGTGGTGGTATTTCAGGATTTGCTGCACTAGGACCATTTATAGCGAAATGGGCAGGTGCTTTAGGTAACAGTCTTAAAATGTCAATTTGTCCTGCTGATAGACCTTCTGTTACAGGAACAAGCACAGTAACTTGGACTGCTTCAACTGGTGTATTAGAAGGAACCGCAAGTTCTTTATTTTTAGATGAATTAAGAGTTGGAGATGCTATCAAAATTACTGACGAGGTAGGATACCATATAGTAGCTGGAATTACTGATTTGAATACCGCATCAGTATTTGCAACAAGTTCATCCGATACAGCTGATGCGACGGCCAAAGCATTTACAATACAGAAACGTTCTGCGTTTTCGACAACTTCTACTTTTATAAAGGGAACAGCTGTAACTACTGCTGATTCAAAAGTTGTAACAGGAACAGGAACAATGTTCGACAAACAGTTTGTTGTTGGTGATACAATAGTAATTGGTGGAGAATCACACAGAGTTAATACTATCACATCAAATACGGTTATAGGAACTTCTACGAAATTCAACGGTACTAATGCTACCGCTGCTATCGCAAGAGAATGGGAATACAAAGGTGCATTTTCTACAGGAGCACCAACGACTTCCACTTTTGCTGATGACAAAGATATGGCACAAGATGAAATTCACGTTGCTATTATCGATGAAAATGGTGATTGGTCAGGAACAAAAGGAGAAGTTTTAGAAGCACACGCTAATTTGTCAGTCGCAAGTGCATCAAGAGATGGTCAAGGTGAAGATATTTTCTACAAGAATTTCATCAATAAGTATTCAAAATATGTGTGGTGGTTAGACCATCCAACAATGGGTGCTCACGGAACAACTTCATCTGCAGTAGCCGGTAACGATACCGCTGGTAACGGAACATTAGTTACTGACGGAACTGCAACATTCCGTGCTTGGGGTGCAACCGCTGATGCATCGGGTGCTCAAACACAAGATACATTTGAAAATGCATCATTTCCATTGTCACTTAGTTTTAATGGTGGAACAGACGGAACAGGTCCGTCAGGTGCTGATATTATTCGTGCATATGACCTAATGGCATCTGCTGAAGATGTGGATATTTCACTTGTGTTGTGTGGTAATCACAGTTCAACAGTCATAAGACACGTTATTGATAATATTGCTGATGCAAGAAAAGATTGTGTTGCTTTCTTTTCACCAGAAAAAGCAGATGTTGTTGGTGTAACAGATTCTTCAACTGCTACAGATAACGTAATTGATTTTAGGGATACTGTCAATAAGAATTCCTCTTACGCTGTTATGGATTCTGGATATAAGTATCAGTTTGACAAACACGCTGATAAATTCAGATATGTTCCATTGAATGGTGATACAGCTGGAACTTGTGCTAGAACAGATCAAGTTCGTGATCCTTTCTTTTCCCCAGCTGGTTTTACCAGAGGTCAGATTAAAGGTGTGGTAAAACTTCCTTACAATCCTAAGAAAGCGGAACGTGATAAGTTGTACCAAGCACAAGTCAATCCTGTTGTTTCATTTCCAGGCGAAGGAACACTCCTTTTTGGAGATAAGACACAATTAACTAAACCATCTGCGTTTGATAGAATCAACGTAAGACGATTATTCATTCTTCTGGAAAAAGCAATTTCAAATGCTGCTAAGTTTCAGATGTTTGAATTCAACGATGAGTTCACACGTTCACAGTTTGTTGCAATGGTAGAACCTTTCTTGAGAGACATTCAAGGTAGAGGTGGAATACAAGATTTTAGAGTCGTGTGTGATGCTTCTAACAATACTTCTCAAGTTGTAGATTCTAATTCGTTTAGAGGAGACATTTTTATCAAACCTTCACGTGCTATCAACTTCATCCAACTCAACTTTGTTGCTGTTAGAAGTGGTGTAGAATTCTCTGAAGTCGTTGGTGCTGTTTAATATTTTTGATATAAATAATTACAACAAGATTAGGAGAAATTAAATGGCAATAGGAAAAATTTCAGATTTTAAGTCGGCGCTCTCATTAGGGGGCGCTAGACCTAGTTTATTTGACGTTCAAATATACTCTCCGTCTGGACCTGAAGGGTTGGAGGCACTAGGGAAATCTCAGTATCAATGTACTACTACTTCAATTCCTGGCTTAACTATTACACCAATAGAAAAGCAATACTTTGGTCGAACAGTTAAAATCCCTGGCGAAATGACGTTTGGAACTTTATCCACCACGTTCATTAATCCAGAAGATTATGGAATAAGAATCGCGATGGAGAAATGGGCAGAGTATATTAACGGAAGCGAAAACAATTTAGCGGGGAGTGTGGTTCCGGCTGATTGGTATACTACGATTATAATAAGACAATATACAAAAGATGGTAGTGTAGCAATAGACTTTAATTTTCAAGATTGTTGGCCAAGTGCTGTTGATGCAATGGAGTTAAGTTATGACACAACAGGTGCAATGGAAGAATTTAATGTTACTTGGGAATATAACTATTACACTACAACTGCTCAACTTACTTCCACAGACTTGGGCGACCAAGAATAATTTAAAAGGAAAAATATGGCATTTGCAGTTTCACAATTTAAATCTAACATTGCTTCAAACGGCGGGGGCGCAAGACCTAATTTATTTAAAGTAAAAATAGATAATTCGATTGATGGGTCTTTATCTTTCAAAAACAACGAAGCTATACTAGTTAAATCTGCACAGATTCCAGGCTCAACTATTGCTGCTCTTCCTGTAAACTATGTTGGAAGACCAATTAAATATGCTGGATTTAGAACTTTTGATAACTGGACGACTACTATAATTAATGATGATGACTTTTCTATGAGAAATAAGATCATGGAATGGATGAGAACAATTTCTGGTCAATTAGACGGCGAAAGAAATACGGATTATGGTCCTTATGCAACTGTAGATGGAGCATATTTCGAGGGACAAGCTACCGTCACTCAGGTAAACAAAGACGGTGAAGATGGTCAAAGTTACACCATTAATAATATTTGGCCTACAAATCTTGGGGAGATTGCTCTTTCGTGGGAAACTGACGGTATAGAAGAGTATTCAGTAGAATGGTGCTTTGATACATGGTCATCAAACTAATCATAGAAATAGATAAATGAATGGCTTTCGGAATCTCAGAATTCAAATCAAATCTAACAGGGGGTGGTGCACGATCATCCCTTTTTAATGTTAATCTTAACTTCCCCTCCGCTCTATCGGTAGTCGGTAGTGACAAATATAAATTCCTAATTTCAGCCTCATCTATTCCCGCATCTACACTTACAACATACGACATATTCTATCATGGAAAAGCACTAAAAGTTGCATCCGATAGAACTTTTGACGCGTGGGAAACTACAATTATCAACGATGAAAATTTTGATATACGAAAAAATCTTGAAAGATGGATAAATTTAGTGTCAAAACCTGACCTAAATACTAGAGATATCGATATAGTAGGAACATCTGCAGTCAACGAAGGCACTAATGCTGATTACAAAACAGATTTAAATGTAACTCAGTATAGTAAAAATGGGAAGTCATTACAAACCTATTATTTTAGAGGTGCGTTTCCAACTTCAATATCTAGCATTCCTCTTAGTTGGGAGTCTAGTGCAATAGAAACTTATACTTGTAATTGGGCATATGATCATTGGGATCGAAAAGACGTTCTTGGTGGAGATGAAACAGATGAATAAACATTATATTAGGAGAATAAATTATGGCTTTTGAAATATTCGGTTTCAAAATTGAAAGAAAGAATCAAGGAGCAGCAAACGCAAGTGTTCCAGCATTTACTATGCCGGAAAATGACGATGGTTCCATGATGGTATCTGGAGCTGGTGCTTACGGAACCTCTCTAGATTTAGATGGTCAGTATAAAACCGAAATTGAACTGATCCTAAAATATCGTGAAATGGCTCAAACTTCTGATTGCGAAATAGCAATAGACAATATTATCAACGAATCAATTGTAATAGATGATACACGAAATCCTGTTGATATTATCCTTGACAAAACAAATCTATCTGATGGAATCAAGAAAAAAGTAATTAATGAATTCAATACAGTATTGGATTTGTTGAATTTTAATAATTTTGGTTACGATATTTTTCGTAGATGGTATGTAGAAGGTAAATTATACTATCATATTATGATTGATGAGAACAATCCAAATCTTGGAATTGTTGAACTCCGTAGTCTAGATGCTACAAAAATCAAAAAAGTAAAACAGATCAATCAAAAAGATACA